TCACACCGCCAACCCGCCGCCGAGAGGGTTTAACGTTACTGCGTGTTGCAGGTAATCAGGTGCAAGGTGAGCATAAACCATCGTCTGTTGTATGCTGGCGTGCCCCAGAATTTGCTGTAACGCAATAATGTTCCCCCCGTTCATCATGAACCAGCTTGCAAATGTATGCCGAAGCACATGCGTGGCCTGCCCGCGTGGTAAATCGGGCTTAACCTGTCTGAGCCGTTCGCAGAAGTTTTCATAGTCAACTTTGAACAGTGGCCCGGTGTCGCTGGTCTTGATCTCTTTCTCCAGTTCTTCCGATATGGGAACCGTGCGCTTTTTCCCATTTTTGGTCTTAAGGAACGTCACGCGCCCGTGATTAACCTGCTCACCGCGCAGCGTGCTGCCTTCACCCCAGCGTGCGCCAGTGCTGAGGCATAGCAGTGCTACGCGTCGATCGTCGCCGGTCAGAGTGTCCAGTAATTTGCTGATCTCTGATTTGGCGAGATAGGTCATAGCTGGGGGCGCTTCTTTCAGTGGTTCCAGACCCTTACAGGGGTTATCCTTCCTGAACTCTTCCAGCTTTATCAACGTGCTGAACATCCCGGACAAACGGTAAATATCCCGATTGATCGTTGCTGCACTGATACCGTCTTCCAGCCTTTGGCTTCGGTGCTGTGCAATCATTCGCTTGTTCAGTCGGTTAACGGCTGGATCACCCAACGCCCTGATCGTTTTATTCAGGTGCCGTTTTTCAATCTCGCCATTTTCCTGAGTCTGTCCATACAGCAGCCACCAGGTATCTAACAACTCGCTTAAGGTGCGGCGGTCAACGCTCGCGCCCAGCCATTCTTTTTTGTCGGCGTTGGCTAGTACATAACGCTCAAAAAGAACTGCCTCTTGTTTCTTCTCAAATCGCCTGCGGATACGTTTTCCGTTACGTCCGCGCGGCCATACGTCCACTTCATATTGACCACCTTCGAGCTTCTTAATCGACATAAGAAAGCCCTCCGGCGTTTATTTCCCCATCCTGATAACAGATAGTGAAAATGTAATGTTTATAAACGGTTAACCAGTTTGTTTCTCGGAGCGGTCTGATCCAGTTGACTCTGGCCCAATGTGTGCGAGGGCCGGTGCGATTTGACCAGCTTGAGGGGCGGTCTTATCTGTCATGAGCCAGAGCGTGTATTTTGCAAAGCGGGGATGTTGTGTGATCTTTAACAAGATTTCACTACCAACGCCTTCTCTTCTCCCCATCTCGTAATGCTTTTGAGTGCCTGCCGGAATACCTGTCAATTCAAAGAATTGAGTTCTGGATAGCCCTTCTGCATCCCTTATAGCTCGAATTTTTTCCCCAATCCCGCTTGACTGGGTCTCATTTGATACCATATCCTTCTCCTTGTTGGGTCTCAATTGATACCATTAAGATGAAATGGCAACCGCCAATATAAGCAGTTACAAGCCGAAATAAGCGCCTAGCGCCGATGGGGATTATGACACATGACAGAGAAAGAGTTAGAGGGGTTCATTGAAGTGCGTCACGCCGTTGACGCGGTTCCATACCCTAAATTTGCCGAGTTAATCGGTAAGAAGCCCGCCACGGTTAAGAGCATGATTGAAGACGGTAAGTTGCCGATCATCCCGTGGAAGAACCCGGAAAGCCTGGGCGCCCGTGCTGAGAATTGGATCTATATTCCTGAGTTCAATCGTGCAATGCGTGACGCCTACTACAACCGTCCGAGAGAGCAGCGCGACGCTTGGTTGCTGTGGATCGGTCTTTGAGGTTATCGCGATGAGCCAGAAAACAGCCAACCACGAAAACCGGGTGCGTGAATGCAACGACATTCTGGACACCCATTTAAAAGATATGCAAACGGGATTCATGATTCGCACCAATAGCGGCGAGTTTATGATCAGGGATAAAAAGCTGATTAAGAAAATAACCAAAGACGTGGCCCGCCATGTTGATGGTGAATTGATTAAATTGGGAATGTGAGGGGGCTTTTGTGGCTGTGCAATTAATACAGTTAAGTCGTCATTCATATTTATATCGTGGCTTCACTATTCTGAAATGCCCGCGTAATCCATTTACGTTTAAGCACTCTTATCGTATTTCCAGCAATGGTGATTATTACGGGCGTGACTTTGCTTTAGCGGAAGCCATGCGCACGGTTGATCAGATGTATAAGCAAGGGGGCAGTAATGCACGATGAAGGCCCATCACTGGCAAGCCTGCTTAAGCACGGGTGCCAGGTCACACACTTCAAGAACTCACGCGGCTGGCTGGAAACGCCGGACGGAAGATTTTTTAAGCCCGAACAGGCGAAGGTTCAATTTATCAAAGGTAAAAATAAACCGTTTATTTATACCCAAAGAATAAATAAAGGATTCCTGCTTGTACTGGCTGAATTATTTAAAAAGCTAATTAAGTAATTCGGTTTTAAAAAATCAACTCTGTTTTCTCCGCCTCTCTATTAAGTGGCGGCGGTTCAACTCATTCTTTTTTGAGGAAGAGATAATGACCAGACGTGATCAGTATAGCTTCATTTTGCATGTTCTTTTACCTGCTATCGAAAATGAAGGTTTAACCATTAAAACCCGCCGTGATGGCGAGTTAACCCTTTCTGCCAGTGGGTCAGTAACCACCAATTTTATAAGCAATCTGCGCCAGCACTGCATTGAAGAGTTGCAGCGCCCTTCTATTCCAGCTTCCCATTACGGAGTCCTGTAAAATGATCCGCCCGTTCATCAAATGGGCAGGGGGTAAAACCCGTGTCCTTCCTGACCTGCTGCCGCACCTTCCTAAAGCCGACTGCCTGATCGAACCGTTCGTAGGCGGCGCATCGGTATTTCTGGCGACTGAATACCGCCGCTATGTGCTGGCTGATATCAACCCGGATCTTATTAACCTGTATCGGGAAGTCACCCGTTACCCGGACTTAGTGATCGATGCGGCCCGCGAACTGTTCAACAGTAAGAACAGCCCGCAGGGATACAACGAAGTCCGCGCCGCGTTCAATAAGCAGGTGGGTACGGTTAAAAGCGGTGGGTTGCGTTATGGCGCTGAAATGGCGTGCATCATGCGTGCTGCTCAATTCCTGTATCTGAACCGCCACGGTTATAACGGCTTATGCCGTTACAGCCGTAAGACCGGCTTTAACGTGCCGTTTGGCAAGTATAAGAGCGTCTACTTTCCTGAAAATGAAATCCGCCTGTTTGCCGAAAAGGCCAACGATACAAAGGCAATATTTCTTTGCGCGCCGTTCCAGCGTTCTCTACAGGTCGTCACGGGTGGCGATGTTCTCGTTTACTGCGATCCGCCTTACCTGCCTGAGAGCAAAACAGCGGACTTCACCCAATACCATATCGAACCATTCACGGAAGACAACCACCGCCAGTTAGTCCAGGCACTGCTGGAAGTTAACCGTAAGCATGGCGTGAAGGTCGTCATTTCAAACAGCGACACCGAAGCCACCCGCGCGATTTATCAGCCCTTCAAGATGCACGAAATCAGCGTGCAACGTTCCGTCAGCACCGACAAAGACAACCGCCAGAAGGCCAAAGAAGTGATCGGCGTGCTGCCTGTCTGCGACTGCTGCGGGCGTTACGGCGGCGGTTGCCCTGATTGTGGCGCCGTGATGGGTGATGCGACTTACAACGCGATGGTTGCGGCGGGCACGTTTGACGATCTGGAGGCTTTTTAATGAATCTTATAGACGCCTGGATCGTTGAAATCATAAGCGTGAGTCGTGGCGAGATTGTGCCGTATTGGTTGGTTGAGGCGAAAGTAACAGCTTATGGAAGGGAGTCAATAACCACAATTCTGAAGAAATCAGAAGAGGAAGCCAAAGCCGTTAAAGTGGGGGATGTAGTTCAAATATGACCACGGAAACCCGTGGCCGTCGCGCCCCTTCTCCACCTCCACCGTATCCGGGTAGCACTGACAATGCTATCCCTTACGCTTATGGGGGAAACAAACCATACCAGCCTATTGGCGTTGATGTAGCGCCGGGGCTGGATGGTTTCGACTATCTCACGCCGGACGGCACGCGTAAGCATATTGCGTTCAGTGAACTGGTAGCGGAAGACGAAAAGCCGGAGCGCAGCAAGCTGCTGCGTCGCCGTCTGGCTTCACTTCCGCAGTATATCCGCCGCCACTTTGCCGCGAAGCTGGATGCACTGGACGCGAAAGACCGCAAAGCGGCAGATCACTGGCTGGTTAATACCTTTGAGCGCCACGTATTAACGCGAATTGATAGTGTGAACAGTGTTTACCAGCCTGACACTGTGATGCCCGGCATTCTGCTGCCAATCCGCGATCAGCTGTTCCGTATGCTCTGGGCAGGGAAGAAAGAGTTAAAAAGACTGGCTTATACGCTTGCCGATATCTTTACGAGCGAGTTTATACGCGAGTCCGATCACCAATTGGCACGCACCGGAGATCCTGAGTTCGCGGCGCTTTCTGGCTATGGCCGTATTGCGTCGCTGGCGGTGCATCTGAAAACTACGATCCCCGGCTGGACGGCGTATTGCAATGAAGAACTGGAAGCGGAGGACGCGTTACGCGCGGTTCTTCGCCTTGAGTCACCGCAGTGGTGGTTAAACCGCCTGCGCCGTATCCATGCCCGGTGGCGTGAGCATTTGATGATCGCAGCGGGATACGTCCAGAAAAAATCTTCCCCATACAGTAGCGCCCCGTGCCTTACGGAATGGTTGGCCCAAAAAAAGGCTAACCGTGAATACCTTAAGGCTATGGAACTGGAAGACCAAGACACGGGCGAACGCATTTCACTGATCGATAAAGTCGCCGGTAGTGTTGCCAATCCGGCCAACCGTCGCCGCGAACTCATGACGAGAATGCGCGGATTTGAAGATCTGGCGAAGCTGGAAGGGCTGGCCGGTGACTTCTACACGCTGACAGCACCTTCCCGTTACCACTCCATGCAGCATAACGGGCGCCGCAATAATAAATACTGTGGCGCATCGCCGCGCGAGACGCAGCAATATCTTTGCAAAGTCTGGGCGAGAACCCGCGCAGCGTGGAAGAGAAAAGGGATCCGCGTCTTTGGTTTTCGCGTGGTCGAACCGCACCACGATGCAACGCCACACTGGCATTTACTTCTTTTTATGCGCCCGGAATGCGTCGAGCAGGCGCGCGAAATCTTCCGTAAATATGCCCTGAAAGAAGACGGCAACGAACCGGGAGCGCAGGAAAACCGCTTTCAGGTTGTGCCGATCGATGATGCCCACGGCAGCGCAACCGGCTACATAGCGAAATACATTTCGAAGAATATCGACGGCTTCGCGCTGGATGGTGAGAAGGACGACGAAACCGGGGAAGACCTGAAAGAAATGTCACTCCGCGTTAGCGCGTGGGCATCGCGCTGGGCTATTCGTCAGTTTCAGCAGATCGGCGGTGCACCGGTCACGGTATATCGCGAACTTCGCCGCTTGGGCGATCGCGAACTGGTGTTACACCCTGAACTGGAAACCGCCCGGCAGGCCGCTAACGGTGGCGAATGGGATAACTACGTATTAGCCCAGGGTGGCCCGTTGGTTGAGCGCGATAAGCTGCGCATCCGTCTGAATTATGAAACCACTGAAAACGGCAACGCCTACGGCGATAACGTCCAGCGAATCACCGGTATCTATTGCCCGATTACGGGCAATGACTCTTTGATCTTCACCCGCACCACTCAATACAAAATCGTGCCGAAGCGCCAGAGCGCTGACGGTATGGCCGTTGACGTTGGTTTTTCAGGCGGCAGCGCCGCCCCTCGGAGTTCTGTCAATAACTGTACGCGGGATCCCGCGACAGGTGCTGACGGTCTTGAACATGCCGATCACGAAGTGGGCGAGACGGTGAATTTTGATGCTCTTTCACGGCAAGAAAAGCGGGAACTGGCGCAGCGATTAAGTGACGATGTACGCGCCAAGCGGAAAACGCGGCCACCGGAACGGGAAGAGGAAGCAGGGCTATCAGTCAAAGAGCAGCAGATCAGTGAACTGCTGGCGCTACGTGGGATTGATGCAAGCGCCGGAATGGTCAGATCGATGATGGCCGGTGCGTCAGTGGCGTGCGGCGATCTTGTTATGACCGTGCAGGATGGGCGGCTGGTATCGCGCAACCGCGCAGCGTCCGGGCTGGATAAGCTGCCGTCGCAGGTGATGGCGGCGAAGCAAAAAACAAGTGATCTTGTGAACAGGATGAAATCAGCATTTTCGCGGAACTAAGCCGATATAAGCTGCTCTAAGAAGAAATTACCTATTTTCCACACAATCGAAATAGTTATGACTTTCGCCGTTTTCTGCTTATAGTGTGCGCGCTTTTGTGTCATAACTAAGCTAATAATAAATGGCATTTCGCTTACACACGCAGTTAGGAGGCTCTTATGACGAACCATAATCAGATGAGTCAGATATATTCTAAATTCGGCCGGGCCGGGTTTAATCTCTCTTACATCCGCAGGTTGTTGCCTGACTGGTGGGATGAGAAGCTTGCTGACACCCCATCAGGGCGCCAGTATGCGTGCCTGCACCTTGCGCGTATGTTTAGCATTCTCCCGGATAGCCTGAAAGATGGTAGCGAAGGGGTATGCTTTAATTTTGGTGGAAACCATAAATACAAACATCGCCAAAATGTAGCCGAGAACGATTTAGATATCGCTACTGCTGTTGCCTATACTGCGGCCGGTATTGTCGCGTCTAATTTCAAAGTCCCTTACGATGCCAGTGCAGTACTGGATCCTTTGGCGATAAGAGCCCAGATTCTTACTAAGGAATCATGGGTGTCGCTAGATAGCCTGGTAACATACTGTCATTCGATTGGCATTCCTGTTGTTTATCTAAAATGCTTCCCTCAAGCTGCCAAAAAAATGGCCGGGTTGGCGCTAATGAGTCACGGGCGCCCGGTGATTGTTCTTACTCAGCCTCAGAAATACGGCTATATGCTGTTTGATCTCGCGCATGAGTTAGGCCATATCGCCAGAGGGCATCTGAACGCAGAAAACGGGCAGTGCCATATTGATGCAAAAATTGAGAATGCTTCGACGGACAACGTAGAGAAAGAAGCCAACGAATTCGCCTTCCAGGTCATTTCGGGGCAGAAGTCGTTACGTATCGTTCCTACCGCTGGCAGGTTGAACGGGCCAGGCTTGGCTCGCGCGGCTCAAAAGTTTGGAAGTGATAATCACATTGACCCGACTCACATCGCTTTAAATTATGGTTTCGCGCAGAACTGCTGGGGCGCTGCTGTTAACGCTGTTAAATCACTCTGCGCTGGTGAAGACTCAGATCAGGATTTTGTGAGGGCCATGATGAAAAGCGGGATGGATTTAGAGAATATCCACGAAGATGATCTTAAGGTTTTAGAAAATCTAATCGGGGAATAATAAGTGATTGTTCTTTCTGACAATGATGTCATTTTGAAACTGGCCCAGTGCAATCTGTTATCACAACTGCCAGTGGTTTTTAATCAACCACCCGAACAGATCTTCATTAACCCTGCTGCTCGTTTTCAGCTTCTGCCGAAAAATCCTGATAAAGCAATCAGGAAGTGTGGTAGCCAGATTGTTTACGAGCAGGTGGGAGCCTTCATTGAATCTGTACAGGATATCCCGGAAGTTCAGGATTCCCAGCTTATTGAGCTTTTGGGGAGTGTGCCCGGAATTGATGTAGGCGAACAGCTATTGCTTGCTTCGTGCATAGAGAACCCTGAAGCCATTTTCATGACTGGTGATCGCCGCTGTTTGACTGCAATTGTTGCAAACCAACCGGCCCTTTCCGTGATTCATCAGCGTTTACTGGATGCCGTTGTTACATTTGAGTCGTCGCTTTTGTTATGTGTCCACGGTACAGATCAGGCTCAAGTTTATGAAAATTTGGTGAGCAATCCTAAACCTGACGGCATGTTGAAATTGGCTCTTTCAAACGCTGGCGCTGCAATGTGCGAATGTATTTTTTCCCATACTCGTGAGTTTTACGATTACCTTGCCTTCAAAGATCGACTTCCTGATCGGGAGTGGGGAAGGTAAAAAATTAAGGGCTAACAAAGCCCTTTTTTAATGAGTTAAAAACACTGCAAAAAATTGCACGTTAATGCACAAATATTTCGGCATTCGTATTATCAGGGCAGACCAGACGGGGCGGGCCTTCCGGTGGTCTGCACATTTGCACAAAAAAGCAGGGGTTCTGCGTGCGGGCGAGGCGGGGGAACCATCGCGCGCTGAGGGGGTAAGGAGGGTATACCTGTTCATACCGTTTTTCGCGTCTGTGCGGCCCTGTTTTGATGCGGTTGCGTTGTGGTAGGGTGAGGGGATGGAAAAGAAAAGCCCCTGCCAGCGTGGCGCTGAGGGGCTTGTATGGCGTTTGGCCTTCGGGCTGGCTGCGTCCACCTTCTGGCAGGGTGGGGCATCAATCTTTTTGAATGGTCAGGCGGCTGTTGATGGGGTTGCGAGGGCGTAAGGGTTAAAGCGGATCACCTCAAAGCCCAGCCAGTCATTCAGCTCTTTCAGGCTTTCTTGTATCGGCGTCAGCTCGTTGATGGAGAAGACGCGGGCGGCTTTCTCCACGTCACCAAACCCCCCGGCGTTGCCTGGCATCACCCCCATCAGTTGAGGCGGAACGCGGTGCGCGGCAAGCATATCATCCCGCGTTGCGTCCTTGATGCCGGTAAACTCATCCTTTGCCGCTATCTGGCTGAATGGCAGGATTTGCAAGCCGTCTTTCTTCCCGCCCGCTGCGTATACGAACAGGTTTTTAAACGCGCCGCCGCCGCGCGCATCCTTCAATGACTTTTTCAGGCTCTCGACATCTTTGTTGTTGGCGATCGGGTCGGTCAGGTAGACGATTACCCCGGCGTGACTGCCGTTGATGTAGTAGTTACGGCGGAACATGGTCGCTTCACTGTTGAGCATGGCGCTTTGTAACGAGGCCATGTATTCAGGTGCGCCGTAGATCTCCTGGTGGATGCTGGGGTTTTTTATCTGGCAGATGCTGCCCGGCTTGAATGGGTAGTCCGCATCGCGGCGGGTGATAAACCAGTATTGATCCTTTTTCAGGTCGCTGCCGCGCCGGGTATATTTGGCCTGGGCATGTTTTAACGCAATAGGTTCGCCCAGCATGTTACGGCGCACCTCCATGTAGTTGTTGCCGAATACCAGATAATCCAGCACCCACGCGCTCATTTCCTGCCTGCTCAGCAGCGGGTGAGGGATGTAGCAGGATGTGATCACATTACGCTTAAAGACCAGCGGAGATTGATGATAGGCCGTTGAATCAAACATCCGGGCGATGCCGTAGGGGCTGATCGGTGGTTCAAAATACACGCCGTTATCAGCACACTCCATGCAATCCAGCAACATACTGCGATCGGTGATGGCTACCGGGTCGCCAAAGCTGAATGACTCAATGCCTGCGGTTTCGCCGCTGGCTTGCTGCTGCGGTCTGGCCTGAAACTTTTGCTTTTTGCGGCTCACGTTTAAAACTCCTCTACAAAACTATCATTACCGCCGCCGCTTTCGCTGCCGATCGGCTCGTTATACAAGGCTGTCATAGATGCCCAGGCAAGATCGCCGTGATTGCTGCCGCGTTTGCGGTCGGAAACGTAGGTCATTACCCCGCCTTTCTGCACCTTGCGAACCGTCATAAATGACTGAACGAGATCCAGCATTCCCGCATCCACCTCCAGACGACCGGCACGGATCAGCATGAGCGCTTTCAGTACCATGGCGCGCTTGAGTGGGGCGGAATACTGGTATTTCACCGCCAGCGGGAAGAACTTGATCACCAGTTGCCAGACGGCATCACCAATACCGGTGGCATCAATCGCGATGTGCTGGACGTTGTAACGCTCCGTCAACCCCTGAATGGCCTTTGCCTGCTCCTCAAACTCCATCCCACGAAGCTGGATGCGTTCAATGATGCGGAACTTGCCGCCCGGTACCGCTGGCGGAACGATGACGACCAGCCCGGCAGAATCACCGTTACCGCTTCCCCCGTTGGGGTCATAGCCTACCCATACCCCGCGATCGCCTATCGGTCTGGGGGCGAAGGGGTTCCAGTCGGGCCATACATCATCGTTGAAGCCATCAACGCAGCAGCCGATCATGGCGTTGTAGTTAAAGGCGCGCTCTCCCGCAGTAACGAAGCGGCAACGATAGAGGTTGTCGTATTCTTCCGGGGAGTTCTCCATCTTGATGGTTTCAATTTTCACCAGGTTGAAGCCGAGTTTTACCGCGTCTTCAATGGTGACAATCTGCCGCCAGATCCCATCACCGCCCAGCTTGCCGTTTTTCAGCGCCTTGTGGCTGACGTCTATTTCTACCCGTTCACCTCTGGGCCTTGCCTTGTTGAACAGGTCGCCAGTCCAGAAGGCATAAGCCTCATGCTCCTCCGTGGATGGTGTGGAAAAGTAGGTACGGCGCAGCCCTTCATGGGTTGCCATACCTGCGGCGACTCTGCGCAGCTCAAGGAAATTGTTAATCCAGAATGCTTCATCCAGATATAGATCGCCAGTGTAGCTCTGTGCCGTCGCTGCTGAGGTGCCGAGAAAGTAGAACGTTGCGCCGTTGCTCAGGGTGATGGCGTCGCCGCCTTTCAGCTCAACGCCAACTTGCGCCGCCAGTAGCTGGATGAACTTCTTGAACTGGAACGCCTGGGCGCGGCTGGCTGACAAAAAGATTTGGTTGTTGCCGGTTTCCAGAGCCCGTAAAAGTGCTTCGCGGGCAAAGTACCAGGTGGCACCAATCTGGCGCGATTTGAGGATAAAGCGGTTGCGGCGTTCGCGCTGCTTGTACCACCGTTTTTGATGCTCGTAGAGCGAATCCAGCACCAGAGCACGCAGATCCCCGATCTGCTCTTCCGTAAAGTGATTTTTCGGCTTCTTCTCACGGCTTTTCTCTTCGCTGCGGTGCTCTTCGCGCTCCATCCGCACCAGTTGACGGGTTAACAGGTCAATGGTTTTGAAGTCATGCGCCGTCAGGTCTGGCTTTTCCGTCAGGCGTAACAGCCGCACCTGCATCCGATCCTGTACACGCTCCAGCGCGGTGGACTCGTCCCACTTATCGCGGCGACGCCATGAATACAGGGTGTTGGTACTCACGCCGATCGATTTGGCGATCTGCGTGATGCTGTATGCCTGCCAGTACATGACCTTAGCGGCAATCCGTGGCTCATCGTGGGAAGTCTGTTTCATGGTGGCAGAGTACCGCGCCCGCGCGCGCGTCGCTTCGGGTTGTCATTGTCGGAAAACGGCAACAACGGCAACGCTTTGCGCGTTTCGGCTGCGGCGGGAATGATAGGGGCACTGGTTAATATCACTCACTCATTCGGGATTTCGACATGCCAAAGTCAAAACCATTTCGCGTTGCTGTCGAGGGTGCCACCTGTGACGGTCGGACGCTGGAGCGTCAGCACATTGTGCAGATGGCTCAACGCTTTAACCCAACCGTATACGGTGCCCGCGTCAATCTGGAGCACCTCCGGGGCTACTCACCAAACAGTGATTTCCGTGCTTATGGCGATGTTATTGCCGTCAAGGCAGAGGAGATCACCGAGGAGCCGCTGAAAGGCAAAATGGGCCTGTATGTGCAGGTTGATGCCACTGATGATCTGGTTGCCCTGAAAAAGAGCCGCCAGAAGATTTATCACAGCATTGAAGTGCATCCCTCTTTTGCTGATACCGGCGAAGCCTATTTGATGGGGCTGGCCTGCACCGATAGCCCTGCCAGCCTGGGCACGGAAATGATGGAGTTTTGTGCCAAAAACACCGTTAACCCGCTGGCCTCCCGTAAGCACGATCAGGCTTGTTTCTTCACCGCTGCCGTTGAATCCACGATGGAATTTGAAGATGAACAGCCGCCGCAGGATGAAGGCAAAAACTTCTTTGCCCGTATTAAGGCGCTGTTGGGCGGTACGCAGCAGCAGTTTAGCCAGCAAAACGGTGAAAACCGTGAGGCTATCGAGGCGATTGCCGAGAGCCAGGGCAAGCTGCTGGACAGTACAACCCAGCTTTCTGCTGCGGTGAAAGGTAAGGCTGACGCCACCGAGCTGGAAAGCCTGCGTAAGGACTTCAAAGCGCTGGAAGAGAAACTGAAAGGCCAGGACGCCGAGCAGTACAACCAGCGCCCGCCTGCCACTGGCGGCGATGGTCAATCAACTCAACATCTGGCTGATTGCTGATAAGGCTCAGTGCGTCAGGCTCAGGAAAGGAAAATAAGATGCGTAATACAACCCGCGATTTGTTTGATAAGTACATTCAGCGACAGGCTGAACTCAACCATATCAGCGCTGCCCACGTCACCAAGGCGTACAGCATTGATCCAAGCGTTGAGCAGACGCTTGAGGATAAGATCCAGCAGTCGTCTGAGATGCTGAAAAAAATTAACATTTACGGCGTCAACGATCAGACTGGTGAAAAAATCGGCCTGGGCGTGAGTGGCCCGGTATCCAGTACCAACAATTCCACCACGGATCGCCGTCAGCCTACCTCTGTGGCGGCGCTGGATTCGAATAAATACACCTGTAACAAGGTGAACGCCGATACCTTTACGCCGTACACGCAGCTTGATGCCTGGGCAAAATTCCCGGACTTTCAGCAGCGCCTCAGCAATCAGATCATCAAGCGTATTGCTCTCGATCGCATCATGATCGGCTTCAACGGTACCAGCTACGCGGAGAAATCAGACCGCGCCGCCAACCCGCTGTTACAGGATTGTGGTATCGGCTGGCTCCAGCAGTACCGCACTAACGCGGCCCAGCGCGTGATGAAAGATGTCACCGTGACCAGCCGTGACGACACCAACCAGGTGATCGCGAAAGGTGATTACGGTAACTATGACTCCATCGTATTTGATGCGGTCAACTCGCTTATGGATGAGTGGTACAAGGATTCGCCTGATCTGGTGGTGATTACCGGGCGTAATCTGACGGTTAACCGTTCCTTCCCGATCATCAACGCTGTAAGCACCAATAACCCTAACTCCGAAGCACTTGCCGGGCAGTTGATTGCATCGCGCAAAACGATCGGCAACCTGCCGTCATTTATCGCGCCATTCTTCCCTGATGGCAGCATGTTCATTACCTCCTGGGAAAACCTGTCCATCTACTGGCAGGAAGGCGGGCACCGTCGCCGCATCGTTGAAGAGCCGGAGTATAACCGCGTCTCAACGTACAGCTCTTCGAATGATGCCTACGTCATTGAAGACTACGGCTATGGCTGTCTGATTGAAGGCATCACCGCCGCCGAGCCAGCACCAGCACCATAAGACGCCGCAGGCCAGCAGTGCGCTGGCCTGCTCAGGGGGCATAAATGTTAACACCAGCACAAAAACATTTTGATCGGGTGATGGCTGAGCGCCGCAGTAATCGCGGGACAACCACCGCCGAAAGAACTGCATACGAGCAGATACTTTTTCGCCTGCGCATGGATAAAGCCGACCTCAGCCGCATCCAGTCGAATGCCGGTAAGGCGAAGCTGAAAAGCGAGCGCCTGCCGGATTACCAGCCGTGGATTGATGGCGTACTGGCAGCGGATACGGGCCAGGCGGATGAAGTGATCACCACTGTGATGATCTGGGCAGCGGATGCCGGTGATATTGCGCAGGCGCTGCGGATAGGTCAGTACGTGCTGCGCCATAAAATCCCGATGCCTGACCAGTACAAGCGCACCACCGCCACGGTACTGGTTGAAGAAATTTGCGATCCCATCCTTGCCGCCTTCAAAGCGAACCCGGCAAAGGCAAGCGTGAGCATTGACAACCTCAACGCACTGAACGGCATCACCACCCATGAAGATATGCCCGATCAGGTAAGGGCCAAGTTGTTTAAGGCCATGGGGTACACCGTGCGCCTTAATCAGGATGTTGAATCCCAGCAGCTTGCCCGCTCGCATTTGCAGGAAGCTATCAGGCTCAACGCAAAAATTGGCGTGGCGCGTGATATCGAACTGCTTGATCGCAATATCAAAAAGCTGACCGCCGCCAACGGCGGAGAAGGTGAGGGCGATGCGCCACCGGTACAGCCGGAAGCGAAGCCAGAGGCCGCGAAAGCAGCGCCGGAGAAAGCGCCGCGCACTACCGCAGCCAGGAACCAGAAAAACAGCCAGGCAAAAACGGCAGCAAAGAACAAGACGACGCGCAAAACCGCGAAGTCATAACGAATGTGCCCCCGCGCACCAGGCGGCACGGTGTGACGTAGTAAGGCCCGGCCTCTACTGCGTCACACCGTCCACCGCCTGCCTTATGGAGAGTCCTGTATGAGCCTGGTCGCCACTGAACCGGTAAGACCGCCATCAGATCCCGCGCCGGATGATGGCGGCGCAAAGGTTGAGAGCCTGCCTTTCTGGCCTGTCATTGTGCTGGCTGATTTGCGCCGGGCGATGCGCCTTGATGGGCAGGTAACGACCGATCGCCTTATGTCACGCACCATTGAGGCAGTGGCCCACGTCAACGATCAGCTTCTTCTGTGGCGTCAGGTTCAGGTTGATGCCGGTTATCTGACTCTGGCGGAGATCCCCGCCGATCCGGTGAATGGTGAATCGGTGAAGGTCTGGCGCTATAAAAATGCCGTCTGGTCACTGACCAAAGCCCTGCTGATTGAGGGGTATCGCGATATTGATACCACCAGTAAAGGGGATGACCACGCGCAGGCGCTCAGCACCCAGATAGATACGCTTTGGCGTGATGTTCGCTGGTCTATTCGCGATATCCAGAATGAAGATCGCGGCCTTGCGGAGCTGTGCTAATGAACGTGCAGGCGCAGCAGGATGACACCGTTGATGAACTCTGCTGGAGGTATTACGGCAGGACGGCGGGAGTAACCGAAGCCGTGCATGAAGCCAATCCGGGGCTGTGCGACAGCGGCCCGCTGCTGAGTGCCGGGCAGGTTGTTTATCTTCCAGAATTACCACCACCCACCCAGCGGGAAACCGTGCAGCTATGGGATTGAAAGGTTGCCATGAGCGACGTACCTACGGGGATGCTGGAACAAACAATGAAATGGATTGCTACTTATCTGCCGACGCTTTACGCGGCAGGCGCTGCGCTGAGCATTTCGGCGCTTATGAGTCTGTATGACGGTCAGTCAATGCTGAAAACCGCCACCGGTTCACTGGTCTGCGGGATCGTTACGCTGGCGGTTGCCGGTTCGCTGGAATATCTGGGCTTGCCGTCTAATGCCGTTACCTTCGTGGGTGCATCCATAGGTTTTATGGGGGCTGACAAGGTACGCAACAAAGTGACCGGCTTTATTGAAACCCGTATCGGGGGAGCGAAAGGAAATGAGTGAATTTAAATTCAGTCAGAGAAGTGAAAATAACCTGAAAGGTGTTAACGCTGACCTTGTGAAAGTCGTCCGCCGCGCCCTTCAACTTTCTGCCGTTGATTTTGGTATCACCGAAGGGCTTCGCACTGTAGAGCGGCAAAAACAGCTTGTTGCTGAGGGGAAAAGCCAGACGATGAACAGCAGGCATATTTCAGGCCATGCGGTTGATGTGTTTGCGTATCCGACTCCGGCAGGTTCATGGGACTGGAAATATTATCAGCAGATTTCAGAAGCCTTCAAACAGGCGGGAAAAGAGCTAAATATCCCCGTTGAATGGGGTGGCGACTGGAAAACCCTGAAAGATGGCCCGCACTTCCAGCTACCTTATGCGGCTTATCCTGCATGATTCTTAACTGGCTCAGGCAACACTGGCGCGGCCTTCTGGTCGCGTTAGTTCTGGGTGCTGCCTTCCTTTCTGGTTCGTGGTTTGGTGCCAGCAAGGCTAATACAGCCTGGGCACTGAAATGGAAACAGCGGGATGCTGACGATGCTACCGCGCTGGCAAAGCGGCAGGCAGAAGCCAGAGCCGAAGAACAGCGCCGACAGGGTGAAATAGATGCGATTGAGAAAAGGGCTGAGGGGCAGATTGCTCAGGCCGCTGCTGATGCTGACCATGCCCGCGCTGTTTCTGACGGGCTGCATGACGAAGCCGCAAAACTCGCCGTCAGACTGGCAGCAAGTGAACGCGCCCGCTGTGCCGCAACTGCCAGCGAAAGCGCGACAGGCACCACCGGCAGCGAGCTGCTTGCCGAGCTGTTCCGCCGCGCTGACCAACGAGCGGGAGAACTGGCGGCAATTGCTGATCAGGCAAGGATCCGAGGGCTGACCTGTGAAGCGGCTTATGATGCGCTGACAGGGGGCAAGGCGGTGGAGAAATAGCGATGTTAAAACCCGATCTACTGCGTAAACACATCAGCCACGCGGTGCCGTGGTTGCGTGACAACCCTGATAATCTGGCGGTGTATGTCCAGAAGGGGCGCATGGTGAGCACCGGGCAGCGCTCTGCCTCGTTTGAATACGAGTACACTATTGAGGTGCTGGCGATGGATTACCCTGAGTCGCTGGATTCCCTCAGCCTGCCCATTCTGGCATGGGCGCGCCTGTATCAGCCTGAGTTGCTATTCAACCCTGACCGCGCCCGCGATGGTATCACCTTTGAAGCGGATATCCTGAGCAATTCCACCATGGACGTGCTCATCAAAATCCAGGCCAGTGAGGCGGTTGTTGTCAAAGTTGAAGATGGCAAGCCGGTTATTCATCATCGCGCTGATCCTATGCTGGGGCCGGAGCTGGGTGCCTGGTCACTGGTCTTTGAAGATACGGTAAGCGGCGAGACGTGGACGGACTAAATGAACGCTGATCCGCTGTTCCATGCCCTTGATGATTATCTGGCAACCGTGGCGGCGCAGCTCGCACCGGGCCAGCGCCGTAAGCTCACGCGCGAGGTGGCTATTGGCCTGCGCAAGCGCCAGCAGCAGCGCATCAACAGCCAGAAAAACCCCAGCGGAGAAAGCTATACGCCGCGCCGCCGTAAGATTTTGCGTACTCAGGGCGGGGTTAAATTCCTGTGGAAAGATGAAACGCGTGAGCTGAGCAACTGGCGCACCACCGGGCGCGGCGAGCAGCGCGCTATCACCGGTTATGATGTTGATAAAGGGGCGTTGCGCACGTTCTATAAGCGCGATATTCAGCGCTATATTGAGATCCATCTTAACCAGACCAAGCGCACCACCACCCGCAAAGAAAAGATGTTCCGCCGCCTGCGCACCGCTCGCTTTCTCAAGGCATACGGTACCGCCAGCGCCGCCGTGGTCGGTTACTCCGGGCATACCGCCGAGATCGCCAGCGTTCACCAGTATGGTGAGGTTGATACCGTGGCACCCGGTGCGCGCACCCGTTACCCCGCGCGTGAATTGCTGGGCTTTACGGAAAGCGATCTTGACTGGCTGGCAGATACCATCGTCAGTTTTTTGCAACCCTGACCCCTTCCTGCAGCACTGTTAAAAGTGACGGTGCTCGATGTTTTTCCCTCCACTGTCATAGTTGGCAGTGTCTGCCGGTACCGCTATCCATTGTTACCAACCCCTGACAACGCCAGCGCGTTGCTTGCGCGCGCGTGGATCATGAAACTGGCTGTAAATTTAATAACGCAAGCCAGCTTATGAACCTGAATGAACTCTATCGCCTGATCTGTAACCTTGTCCGTATTGGTACGGTGACGGATGTTGATCTTGCTGCTAAGCCGCCAGTTGCGCGAGTCTCAACGGGAGAGAATACAACGGACTGGATTCGCTGGGCGGCTTTGCGCGCCGGAACGGCTGTTACATGGTGGGCACCATCACCGGGCGAGCAGGTGTTACTTTTTGCCCCATGCGGTGATCTGGAAAATGCAGTCATCATGGGCAGCTTGTACAGCGATAGCGTGAAGCCACCGGATAACGGTGAAACGTCAAATGTTACTTTGCACCCTGACGGGGCGAAGGTTCTGTATGATCCGGCAACCGGTGCGCTTGCTGCTACTGGTATTAAGAGTGCAACCGTAGAGGCGTCTGACTCTATCGCCGCGACTGCCCCCAAAATGACCTGTACCGCAACGACCTCAATCACCCTTGATACGCCAGAAGTGATCTGCACTAAAAAGCTCTCATGCTCCACGTTTGAGATGAAACAGGGCGGCAAGATGACCGGTAATGTTGAGCATAGCGGCGGAAGCATTACATCAAATGGCGTTGTTGTGCATACCCACAAACATGGCGGTGTAGAACGTGGCGGAAGCCCTACGGACGGCCCGCAATGACCAGCGCAAGATATCGCGGGATGAACGCCGAAACAGGCGAAGCGCTCACCGATAACGAGCATATTTCTCAGTCCATCAATGACATTTTGTTAACGCCGGTTGGCTCTCGCGTTATGCGCCGCGCCTACGGATCGCAGCTCAATAATCTGATTGACCAGCCAGGCAATGCCGTAACGCGCCTTCGCATTATGTCCGCGATATACAGCGCGCTTTTCCTCTGGGAGCCGCGCATCTCACTGACCAATATTGTGCTGACGGAAACCGGGGCGGGGCAGATGGTTGCCACTATCAAAGCCAGCCGTACTGATACCCAATCACCCTTTAGCACGGACGTAACGATCGGCAGGCAGGTGCAGGCATGAGCGGAACAATCGACCTTTCACAATTGCCGCCTCCGGTAGTGGTGGAGCCGCTGGACTTTGAAACGCTATTCAATGAGCGGAAAGAGGCGTTTATTGCGCTTTACCCGGAAGATGAGCAGGACGTTATCAGGCGCACTCTCTCGCTGGAGTCTGAGCCGATCACCATGCTGCTGGAAGAAAACTGTTACCGCGAATTGTTGCTACGCCAGCGTGTGAATGAAGCGGCGCGGGCGGTCATGGTGGCGTACTCCGTGGGCAGCGATTTGGATCAGCTGGCGGCAAACTTCAACGTGGAGCGCCTGACCATCACACAGGAAGATGACAGCGTTGTGCCGCCTGTTCCTGCGGTGATGGAATCAGATGCCGATCTGCGCGTCCGTACTCCGCAGGCGTTTGAAGGGCTGAGCGTCGCAGGGCCAACGGCGGCATATGAATTTTTCGGCCTGTCTGCTGATGGGCGCGTTGCTGATGTGTCTGCCGTAAGCCCAACGCCTGCCTGCGTCACCATCTCTGTGCTTTCCCGTGAGGGTGACGGTACCGCCAGCCAGGAGCTGATCGATATCGTTGCCAGCGCGCTGAATGGCGAAGAGGTGCGCCCGGTTGCCGATCGCGTGACCGTGCAGGCGGCGGAGATCGTGCCTTATGAGATTGATGCCACGCTGTATATCTATCCGGGGCCGGAGTCGGAACCCGTCCGCCAGGCATCTGAGCAGAAGTTACAGGCGTACATAGCCGATCAGCGTCGTTTGGGGCGTGATATCCGGCTGTCTGCCATTTATGCCGCGCTGCACGTTGAAGGTGTGCAGCGTGTGGAACTGGCGCAGCCGGTGGCGGATATGGTGCTTGATGATACTCAGGCGTCCAACTGTACCGGCTACACCATAACCGTTGGGGGGTACGATGAGTAAAACCCTCACACCGCCCAGCTCAACGCGCCTTGAGCGTGTCGCCGCCCGTGTCTGCGCCTCTCTGGGGGAAGTACGGGTGCCGCTGCGCCAGCTCTGGGATCCGTATACCTGCCCGGTTGACCTGCTGCCCTATCTGGCGTGGGCTTTCTCTGTTGATCGATGGGATGAGAACTGGCCCCAGACAACGAAGCGTAAAGCGATAGCTGATGCGTTTTACCTGCACCGCTACAAAGGCACCACCGGAGCAATGCGCCGCGTTGTGGAGCCGTTTGGGTACTTCATCCGGGTTAACGAGTGGTGGAACATCGACACCGATCCAGGCACGTTTACGCTGGATATTGGCGTCGAAGATGAAGGCATCAGTGAAGAAACCTATCAGGAGCTTGAGCGGCTGATCGCTGACGTTAAACCGTGTAGCCGTCACATGCTGGGCATGAGCCTGCACTTACAGACTACCGGCCCCGTATATGTTGGCGCGTCTGCCTATCTGGGTGACACGCTGACCGTGTACCCCTATTTCCCAGAAACCATTTCAGTTGGCGGTGCGGAGTATGTGGGGAGTGCAATTCATTTGATTGATACTGTGGAGATCTCACCAAGTGGCAACTAAATATTATGCCCTGCTAACCAATGTCGGGGCCGCGAAGCTGGCGAACGCCACGGCATTGGGTGAACAGGTTGAAATTACTCAGATGGCGGTAGGGGATGGCAACGGCGCACTGCCGACGCCAAACCCTGCGCAGACCGCGCTTGTGCATGAGCTGCGCCGCGCGCCGCTCAACACGCTGACCATTGACGCGGTGAACACCAACCAGATTATTGCTGAGCAGGTGATCCCGGAGGGCGTGGGCGGGTGGTGGATTCGTGAGATTGGGCTATATGACAGCGACGGCGATTTAATTGCCATTGCCAACTGTGCGGAAACCTATAAACCGTTATTGCAGGAAGGTAGCGGGCGAGTACAGATTATTCGCGTCGTTCTGATCGTCAGCAGCACCCAGGCGGTAACGCTTAAGATTGATCCATCTGTGGTGCTGGCAACCCGTCAGTATGTTGATGATAAGGTTATTGAGGTGAAGAGCTATGCCAATGATCTGATGGAAAAGCACCTGGCAGAAGCTGACCCGCATAAACAATACCCGCTAATTACCAACGCATTAAAGGAAATGGCTGATGCAGGACTGGTTTCGGAGGTTCTTAAAAACCTTCACTTGAGAGAAGCAATAAATGGCACTGAATCCATATTGCGCTTACCAGCATTTATTAATGACAAGCAGGGTGAATATGTTATTCAGACGCAGATATTGACTAGCAACACAACTAACGGCCTGATCGTTTTCCCGGAGGCATTTGACAATAAGTGTCTGATTATTATTGCTGTTGATTATGCCTCAGCTGCTATTGATAACACACGGGTAAGATTTAATATACCGACAAAATCGCAGTGTGAGTGGTTCGGGCAGACCATGTCAGTCAACCCAACGCCCGTTAGTCCATCCACATGGGCATGGCTTGCAATAGGATATTGAAATGAAGTATTTCACGGCAAAACCAATAGGTCTTTATAACGATGAAAATAACATCATTCCTGCTGATGCTATCCCCATTAGCGAGGAACAGTATCAACTGTTACTTGAGGGGCAACACAATGGCAAATTTATTCAGGCTGATGTTTCTGGCAAACCGGTTCTGGTCGATGAGCTGACGTTGCATCATGAACAACAAGTTGAAGTTGTGAAGGGGATGCGTGCGGCGCTTCTCGCAACAGCTAATTTAGAAATTGCATGGAGACAAGATGCAGTTGACGCCGGAATAGCTACAGAAGAAGAAACCGCTGCGTTGTCGGAATGGAAAAAATATCGGGTGTTGCTGATGCGGACTGATAATTCAAAACCTATCTGGCCTACCCCTCCGGGGGAACAGGTCAGTTAATATCCGATGCGCTTGTCGTATTTACAGCCTCAAGCGCATCCAGACAACACACTGCCAACAATGAACGTGTTGGCCATAAAAAATAAAGTTAGAAATTCACCCCCGCTTTCACCATAGACAGCACATCATCATTGGTGATTTCCGCCAGCTTCTCCCTGATATCTTCGCTGACCTTTTTCAGGCTGAGGGTAAAATCAATCTTCCGCGCTTTCCCGTCCTGAAAGAACTCAGTGCGATTCTGGGTTAGCCCGTCGATCACATACATACCGTAAATCTTGCCGGTACCTTCGATTAGGGGCCAGGCTCTGCCGGTGTATGCCATTGTCTCCAGCGTAGTGAGCGACACATCGCCGCCGCTGATTTCCGGGTACAGCGTACCGGATAGCGTGATCGGCTCTTCATCCGGGCCTATGTACTGATAGCGCGGTGATTTCCCTACGCGATCGTTTTTGACGTGTCGCCATGTATTCGACTGGTTCGACGTCTGGTAGGGCGTCGTTTGCAGCGCAAACGGAAACATGCCCAATATCATCATCATGGCTTTGTCCCTTATTCGTGGTCGGTCAGTTGCGAGCGTTTACGTCGTGCGGCCTGCTGCTGGGCAACGGTGAACTCTTCGCGGATGCGTTGAACAAGTTTTTGCTCATCCATCTGGCCCGCGTCGTTGATATTGATCTCAAAGTTAAACACGTCGCCGCCAGGCATCAGCGCCGCGACGGAAGCCGCAGACGGAACCGCCGACACTGGCGAGCGGGCGGCAGGCTGCTGAACGCTGTACGGCAGCACCGAAGAAACGAGCGCGCCAGCCTGCTGCTGCATCCATGCGGTGAGTGATGGCACCTGCCGCTGAACCTGTTGCACCGGTTCGGCATACCCTCCACGGATAGGAATGTACGGCTGTTTATTTTTGAAGACGATTTCCCCGGGGCCGTCTTTCTTCTCTGCCGTGTTGCTGGCGATTTTATCCAGGCTACCGCTGATCTTTGGTGCGAGGTTCGCCGGGCCTTTCAGGTTATTGGCAAGCGCCTGTTGCTGCAGGCTCTGTTCCGTTTTCCGCTTCTGCTCCTTCTTCTCTTCTTCCTTCTTCGATTGCGCGGTGACGGCTTTCAGATCTCCGGCAAGCGTATCCGCCAGCCCGGTAAGTTTCTTCTGCGTGTTCACCTGCTCAACGGCTTTTTTGGCTCGCTCTGCCTGATCGGGGATCAGGCCCAGCTTTTCCAGCACCAGATCCAGACCTTTCCAGAGCTGTTCAACGGGCCATAGCACCAGTGATATGGCGTCACCAACAATCTTGCCGAAGGATTCCCCGGCACTGGTGCAGGATTTTAGCGCCTCAGTAGAGAACTGGATCGGCTCAAACAGCTTTGTAAACCAGTCCCATACCGTACTGAGCGCGGAGATGATGGCGTCAAATATCGGTACCAGCGGCGAGAATACGGCGGAAACGATAGAAAAGATCGGTTGTAGCCCCTGCATTAGGCCGGTAAAGAACCCGCTGAAAAACGCCTTGATAGGTTGCCAGAACTGGATGATCGCAATAGCGACGCCAGCAAACAGGGCAATCAGACCCCAGACCGGGGCAGAGACACCCGCCAGCAGCGTGATCAGGGGGCCAAAGACCGCGCGACCGGCAGTCAGCAACGCCTGCATAGGCGAACCTGCCAGCCACTGAAACGCGCCGCCAAGCCGGGTGATGCTGGTCAGCAGCTTAGCGATCCCGCCTTCTCCTGCCAGCGTGGTAAAGCTCAGGCGCACAAGCGCCATCGGGCCGAGTATTGCGCCCAGCGCCAGCATAAGCGTACCCAGCATCGTGAGAATGGCACCAATTGCGGCGGCGGTCTTCATGATGGCGGCAACCAGTGCCGGGTTGGCTTCAATCCAGCCCCGGATTGATTGCAGGACGCCACCGACTGATTTCATGATCGCCATCATTGGCCCGCGCATGGTTTCACCAAGAGCACTGAAATTGTTGCCAAACTCCGCTTTGGTTATCTGCCACTGTGATGAGAGAGAATCTTTATCAATATCGGATTCCCGCTTCATGGAGCCTTTAGACGCGGTGCCGTGGGTTAATTCGAGCTGCCTGCGCAGCTCAGGCAGGTTGTTAGCGACTTTGGAAACCGCCATTGCGTATTCGTCACCAAAGAGCTGAGTAAGCACGTTCATTTGCTTATCTGGTTCCAGCTTTTTGGTGGCTTCCATCACCGCCATAATGGTGCCTATGGCGTCTTTTGCCATGTTCTTCTGCACCTTCTCAGCGCTTAGCCCCAGCGCGTCCAGACCTTCCATAAACCGATCCGGTTGCACCATTGCGTTGCCCAGCTCGCGCACCATCGCTTTAACTGCGGTGCCCGCTGTTTCGGATTGTTCACCAAGGCTCAGGAACGTGGAGCCAAGTGCCGCCGCATTCTGATAGCCGAGCTGATCGGCAGCACCACCCACGCGCTGCAACACGTCGATAATGTCAGAGCCTTTTGATTTGGCGTTATCGTCCAGATAGTTGATGACGTCGCCCAGCTTGCCAATATCCTGAATGGGGATTTTATACAGACCGGCGATTTTACCCAGGCTTTCCGACAGTTGATCGGCAGGTAGCTCAAACGCCTTTGAGGCCATGGCGGCGGTGTTAGCAAAATCCAGTAGATCCTTTTTCTGCTTCTGCCATGGATCATCGCTGTTAGCCACGCCCATACGCGCGCCGCCCTCTACCAGTGCGGCATAGTCAACCGCCCCGTTGGGCATAGGCAGATTTTCGGAAGCGTCTTTGATAGCGTTTTGCATCTCAGCAAACTGAGCGGTGCGGATGCCGTCATCATCGCGCAGGCCATTCACCTGTTTGGATACGCCCTTCATGGCATCTTCCAGGCTACTGTAACTCTTGATGGCGGCTGCTACGGGGGCGAGAACCGCCGCGCCGGTCGCTGCGGTCTTCATGCCTGAACTTTGCAGCTTCTCGCCGGTTTCTTTGGTGCGTGCATAGCGGGCTTGCGCCTGAGTGACAGACTCAAGCCGACGCTGCTGCTCAGTAAGCTGGCGATTGTACTGCGCGGTGCGCTGGCTGATTTGTTCCGTTGCCCGGCTGGTACTGCTGATCGCAATCCCTTCGCTGTAGAAGCTGGCGCGCAGCTGGTTGAGCTGGGCCTGTTCCGTTTTCTGCTGGGCTGTCAGGTTGCGGATCGCTACCCGCTGCTGATTGAGGGCGGTAACTTGCTCAGCGCTGCGCTGGCGTAGCGGGCCGAATGCCGCTGCCATTTCACGCGCCTGCGTCTTTGCCTGAGCCAGTTGATCGGTGGTCTTCTTATTGGCTACGGTCAGCCGGTCAAAGCTGGAAGCCTGACGCTCAAGCCCTTTGATGCTGCTTTGCGTCTGCTTGATTTGAGAGGCCAACGCGGCGGCACTCTGGCGCGCCGCGTTGACAGGTTGAGACATATTATTCAGGGCGCTGAAAGCCACCTGAATATTTAATTTGCGGTCAGCCATTTATTGATCTCCGCCACTGCGCGCAGCGGCTTGATCACGCCATAACAGAAGTTCCTCTACCGTCATGGCGTCCATCTCCGCTGGTCGCCAGTGGAAAATGACGGCGATATCCGCCATTAAATTTTCTATGCGTTCGCAGGGGCATCGGATGACGCGCTGCCCGTATCCGTCACGCTCTGATCCGAAGGTGGCTGCAAAAAATCTACCACCGCGTTGGCGAGCTGGCAGAAGTCCCACGTATCCATGCGGGCGATTTCGTCAGCGGTCAGCGCCGGGGCGGTGACGCGCGGCAGCAGAACAACCAGCGCATCATAATTCGACGTCAGAACGTCATAGACTTTTAAGCCACGCAGCGATCCGGCCTGCTTCAAGACTGGCGTGATCGTGATTTCGCTGATTGCCGTCTTACCGCGAACGATAGGCGCATTGAGCGTGACAACTTCTTTACCGGTTACTTTGGTCATGGTGCGTTAATTCCTTATAAGCCAATGTTGGCGCGGTGTTTTTCCATCATGTCAACGCCGCCAACTTTGTAGATCATATTGAGCACATCAACTTCAATAATTTCTTCGCCGTTGATGGTCAGCTTGTAATAGGTATTTTTCAGGGTGTACTTATGGGAAGTATCATCCCCGGTTTTGGACGTGCCCGGATCCATCTCCGTGAAGCGCCCGCGCGTCTGGATTTCGACGGGTACCGCTTCGCCGGTTGAATCATCCTGGTACGACCCCGCATAGCGCGTTTGCATACCATCGGCGGTGGCGATGCCCCATTTTTTAAGCAGCCCCGCATCCATGCCGCCAAGGGTGATATCCATATCCAGTGCCCCGGCATCAAAGCCGAGATCAACCGCGACAGAACCCGGCATACCACCGGCCTGATAATCCTCTGTTTTGCGGGTTAACTTCGCCGGGGTGATTTCCGGCACCATGCCGAAATAGTTATCCCCGTCAAAGAACATGTTGAAGTATTTAAGTTTTTTAGGCAGAGCCATACGCGCCCCCGGTTAGTTATTCACTGCGCTGGAAAACGTAGCGAAGTATTCATCAGTGAACTCCTGCACCAGGCTGAGATTTTCCAGCGGCGGGACAGGCGTGTAGTTGTATTTGATGGTGAGCTGCCCGTTGCGCAGCGTTTCGCTGGTATTCGGTTCAGGGTCATACCAGCAGCGCGCACCCAGCAGCTTGCCCGCCGTCACATAGGACGTTAGCTTGCGGTTGATACCGTCAACGATATCTTTCACCAGCGACGGAGTGAGCGGCTTATCAACATAGGAGAAGTGAGCCTCTGCCACGGTATCCGCCACAATCTGAGCGGTACGTGTGTAGCTCTCAAAAATGTAGGTTTCTTCGTCGCAGGTACGTGATCCCCAGATGCGATAACCATCCTGTTTGATCAGGGTGGTGACGCCTGCGGCGTTCAGCTCGTCCGCATCGGTATCGGTGCCCTGTAGGGTGAAATAGATATCGCGATCCATCCCCAGCACGTTATTCACTGGCACGTTAGAAATGGTTTTGTGCCAGCCCTGCGTTGCGTCGATTTTGGCACGCATCCCTACCGCATGGGCACCCACCGGCACGGTGGCGTTTGCTCCCGCGTTGGTGTCGTAGCAAATGAAGTTAGGCCAGATCACCATCATTTCACGCTGGGCAAACTGCTCCCGGTATTCCTTCGCCTCTGCAATGGTATTGCAGCCATTTGCAGACACATAAGCAAAGGCGCGCAGCTTCTCAGCCATTACACCGAGCTGCGCCGCCACTGGCTGAGTATCAAGGCCGGGAACGGCAAGCACACGCGGACGGACGCCAACACGCATCTCCGCAGATAGCAGCGCATACATGCCGGTGAAAAGCCCCGTTTCTGGGTCAGTACCGCCAATGATCAGCTGATCCTGCGTCGGAGCCGTACCACCTTCAGGGGGTACGATTTTGGACGCATCAGCCACGCGGATCACAATGGTCTGCGGGCTGGTCTGGTCTGAAATAGCTTTCAGGGTGGTGAACAGGGTGCCGGTTTTGCCTGCTTTGCCCAGCATGTTAGCCACGCGGGTAATGAGTACAGGAGTATCCAGCGGGAAAGCGTCTTCATCTGCATCGTCAGCGATACAAACGACGCCGATAACCGCCGAATCAATATCGGTGATCATCGTGCTCAGATCGGTGGTTTCCGTGACGGTCACACCGTGATGGTTATTTGTGGCCATGTAGTTGCCTCGCCAGGTCAATGATTGCCACTTATCATTGCGACAATTGCCAGCCGGTGCGAGAGGTGGGCGTTGTCAGCAGACCGCAACAACAGCCCCGCGTTGTCTGTACGCGCGCGCGTGGCGACGATGGTACCCTCACCAATGAGGGTACCAATAAGATGTTGGATTATGATGCGCGTTATTCGCCCCGCCCGGCGTTCAGTATTCAGATTGAGGGCAAGCAGCTCACCGCGCTGGATGACCGTTTGATCTCGTTGTCGCTGACGGACAATCGGGGATTTGAAGCGGATACGCTTGATCTCACGCTGGACGATTCAGACGGACAGATCGTGATGCCATCGCGCGGCGCTAAGATTTCCGTTTCGCTGGGCTGGGATAATGACCCGCTGGTATTTAAAGGGCTGTACACCGTTGATGAGGTGGCGCACCGTGGCCCGCCTGATCAGCTCACCATCAGCGCCCGCAGCGCAGACTTTCGCGACACGTTCAACGTGAAGCGTGAATACTCCTGGCACGATATTACCGTTGGTGATGTGGTTGCCAGTATCGCCAGCCGGTACGACCTGCGCGCCGGGGTAAGCGAAGAGCTGGCGAAGATTGAGATCGATCACGCTGACCAAACCAGTGAATCAGATATCAGTTTTCTCACCAGAATGGCGGATATGCTGGGTGCGGTTGCTACCGTTAAAAACGGCATGTTGCTGTTCATCACGCCGGGGCAGGGCGTAACCCAGAGCGGTAAACCTTTACCGGCGATCAGTATCGTGCGGGCCAGCGGCGACAAGCATAGTTTTAGCATTGCTGATCGTGACGCTTATACCGGCGTTACCGCTTACTGGCTGGATCTGAATTTCGGTAAGAAACCCGCCACCACGGTACAGACAAACACCCGCAGACGTCGCAGGACAACCCAGCCGAAGAAGCCAAAAGAACCCGCATCAAGCAGCAAGGAAGGGGATTACATGGCAGGCGCGGAAGGCAACGTATTCGTGATCCGCAAGACGTTTAAAACGGAGAAGGCAGCGAAGCGGGCAGCAGCGGCGAAGTGGAGCCAGTTACAGCGTGGCGCGGCGTCATTCTCCATCACGCTGGCGCGGGGCCGGGCGGATTTGTACCCGGAACAACCGGCAAGCGTATCGGGTTTTAAGTCCACGATTGATAATGGCTACTGGACGGTTACCCGATGTGTGCATGATATCGGCAGCGGAGGTTTTACCACCTCGCTGGAGCTGGAAGTTAAGATCGATGAATGGACGGCTGAGGCGGGTGACGAATCAACGGGTTAAGCGTTATACTTGACGTGATATTAACCAGCCCAGAGGAGGCACGCGTATGGCAATGCGCTGTCCTCGCTGCCGTGCAGTTGCGAAAACTCGTACCAGTGTAGAGTTGAGTGATTTAGTGCGACGCAGTTATCACCAGTGTCAAAACATGTTGTGCGGCTACTGCTTTACCAGCATGACGCAAATAGACGAATCATTAAACCAGACTCAACCAGTCCCCGGCGCGGTGGTTCCTCAAGATGTTTTCCCGCGAAGTCATCACGGCGAAGACCAATTGTCGCTTACCTTATAATAATGGCCCTTCGGGGCCGTTATAATGAAGGAGCTCTTTTATTTTTCTGGATCGTATGCCGAAGAGTCTCTATAGGATTTTCAATGAATTTGAAAGTCAACCACCCACAACAAGCTGCAATTACTATAGCAATTAGCATAACAGACACACTTTCAGGATAGCGATTGGCTAATTCTATAAAAATAAACCAATGAAAGAGATATATTGAAAAACTGTAATTACCTATTTTGGTTAAAAATTGCCCTGAGAATATTTTGCTAAAGAATCCATAGTCAAAACATGAATAATAGATGATTACACACCAAAGTAGCCCTAAAGGTATGTAGCTCTTCGGCAGTTCGTTTATTAAAGTGAAGCCAAAAATTACTTTGCTGAACGATGGGACAATGAAAATAATGCATAGAATGCAGATAACTATAGGGAAGCCATATTTTTTCTTAGATAGATCCCTTTGCTTTATTTTTAGCTTATAAAGAAAAGAGGTGTACATACCAAGAAGAAAGCAAGGGATATACCACCTTGTATCTATGCTGTTTTCCGGGATCAATGTATAAGGAAATATATATTGCCACGCAATAATTAATGTAGCGATCAGAAAGGTTAATGAGATGATGCCATATCTTGAGTTTATTAATTTGAAGATAAAGAAAAAGAATGGCAGTGCGAAATAAAATTTAAATTCAACCGGTATTGTCCATAAATGCCCGTATCCACTTTGCATAGTGATGACTTTATATAGTGTATTTATGTCATAGTAACCCATTAAGTAATAAAAAATGGATGCGATAATAAATATTGGAATGATTCTAAATATCCTGCTTATTAAGTAATTTAATAATGATGAAGGATTCAGTCCTGAATTATTAAATTTATTGGTAAGTAAAAAAGCGCTCAATACAAAAAACAACCAAACACCTATTTTACCTGTTCCGGCGAGGTATGGTCTGGTTTCAGAAATGAACATAGTTAGAGCATGGGCAATTAGCACTATTATTACAGCTAACCCCCTGATGCCGTTAGCACTTGGTATGAAATTATCACAAATCGTTTTACTTTTGTTCAAATCGCCCTCTGCTTTTTGGTGGCTGTACAT